CGCTCTCCAAGGAGTTGAGCAATTCCATAAGCCGAGCTTCTTGGCTTGCCCTGTGCGTCTCTTGGGCGAGCAAGGTGGTCGAAGCGGGATTCAGTGGTCCAAAGGGTGTCAAGGCACGCTCTCTCCCTCTTCGAATATCCGAGAGCCTGACTATATTCTCTTGCGATTCTTCGGTTCTCACGCTTCTCCTCCATCGTTGCCTTGGTTCGTGCCGAGATTACTGGATTGACTTGCTGTGAATTGTCTCGCTGATACTGATGCAATAGAAGCATTAGTAGTGCCGTCAATATCAATCCACTTACGACCTTCTGCTTCGTCATTCGCTTTCTCCCTCTCCAGCAACTCCTTATAGGTGTCCGGATATAGTTGTGATAGTTTTGTCAAAGCACGATCTCGCGCTCGTCTATAGTTTCTGTAGCTCACCGCTTGACTAGCGGCAGCCTTCATTCTCTTTTCGCTCATTGTCTCTTTCCTAAAGCCTGGTTGATAATATGGGTAATGTCTATTGGCTGACCAATAAGTACGGCGTCTTCATCATCTGAAGACCACGCTGAAACCAATACCCGAGAACCGATTGGGCTTCTCTGATACCAGTCTACAGCCTCAAAGGGCTTTTCCCCACCCCATTGCGCTATCCCTTGCGCGTCTGTGACCTCATAGAGGTTAATCAGGGTGTATTGGGCAGGGTGAAAGGTGATTACATTACTCATTAGCTTCCTCTTCCTTTAGACTATCTATCAGTACCTTCATCTGCTTGTAGGTGATCACACTCTCCAACCTGCCAGCTAAGTATTCAGTAGCGTTATCGCCCCACTTATCTCTTGCTAACTTCACAAGATTATAAGATGTATATTCTAATTCAATCTCTCTAATCATCGTCCTCCTCCTCTCCTGGAAATAGTTTATCCCAGCACGCAGGGTGCGTGCCTGATATCAGTAACTCTCTATCACTCACAGACATATCAGGGAAAGCATTTTGTATTAACTCTCCCCCTTGCCAGCTCTCTACCGCTTGGCGATCTAAACTCCATAGTTCATATTCACCGCAGACACCGCAAGTCTTGGTTTTAACTGCGATTGTTTCACTCATCACTCTCTCCCTCTTCCACATTAAATAGGCGCGATAGCGCACTATTGGCACGCGTGAGCGTGGCTAGCAGCTCTTCTTGCTCTCTCTTCATCGTCTCCTGCATTGTCTCTCCCTCTCTCACAGTAAGCACCCACATTCCTTGATAGGTTGGATATGATCACCGCAGAAAACCTCCTGCGCTGGTAGGCAAGGCACACACCAAGCAAACTCGTTGCGGCCTTGTGATAGTTGGCCGTCTTGATTGGCCCACACTATGTCGTCATCCTCAAAATCAGCTTTACATTTGTCACAGGTGTAGTTCATTTACTCTCTCCCTCTTTCTCAGTTGTTAGTAGATAAGGATTGGTGCGGTCTGCTCTTTCTTGCACAGTCTCCCCGTCTTGGTGCATTAGGTCGCACTTGATATTGGGGAACTCGTGTTCTGCCTTGCAGATTGAGCACATACCGTATCCGATAGAGTCAATAGCTTCGTGCATTGTCTTATATGTAGTCATTCGCTCTCTCCCTCTTTTGGGCAGTCGTCATAAGGATTTTCGTTCCCCTCGTTATCCTCGCAGGTGCAGAAATTAAATCTCTCTACCTGTGTGGCGTGGGTAAGCTCCGCTAACTCTCCCCAAGATATTGCATTTTCGTTCATTTGCCTTCCTCCTCTTTGTCTATACAGGTGGGGCAGATGTTGCCCCCTTCCTGGTCTTGCTGGTCGAACTCGCTCTCACACCCTGCACACTCTATGAAATTGAAGCTGTGATTTGCCCAAGGATCCGCGTCATAAAATCCCATTAGTAACCGCACTCCTCTCGCGCTTCAATTACTGTTTGTGCGTACTCCCACACTTTAGAACCTTTGGATACTTCACGGGTCGCCCCATCAAACCAATCTTGGAAGTGATAAGTCACAACAATCACTTCTGCCCCGTTGTGGCTTACTGTTAAAAAGTCACTAGGGCCGCCCCAAGATAGTTCAATCTTTGTTTCTTGTCGTGTCGTTACAGATAACGGGAAGTTGTTCCAAGCTTCGTAACCGCTTTCGTTGTCTTGGTCTTCTCCTTCGCCCTCTCTCTCTCCGTAGTAACCTTTAAGGATATCGGTCACGGATTCTTCAAGGCTTGACATTTGGCTGTCGATTCTTTCTTCACAACTTTGTTCTTTCGTTGTCATTTGTTCTCTCCCTCTATCCGTTAAGGAAGCCGAAAGGCTTCTCTGTCGTGTTGATTACAATGCAGCCGAAATAATCTTCTAACTTTTCAAAATTCATTCCTGCTGTTGGTGCTTGTGCTTGCTTGAGAAAATCGCTAACCAATCCCCAAAGATTCAATTTAGCCTCTTCCTCTGTCTCTGCTGTTGCATAGATTTCTTGCGCTGTTTCTGTGCAAATTGCTATGAACATTTTCTCCCTCTTTCTCTGTGGTCTAACGGTTAGGCACAGACTACCACACTCTGCCGTATTAGCAGAGCGCGATAGTACGCAACTATTCGTTGTCGCTCCCTCTCTCTCTCACCCAAAAGAAGACACGGCAGCCAGCTTCCGCTAGGCAAAAGATCACCGCGCCCCAAAGGGCCAGCTGTAAAAGACCGCCAGCCATTTCTGCAATCTGCACTTTCATCTCATCCCCCACATCTGCCGAATATCTTGCGCGGTTGGCATCGGCTTCTTCTCTTCTTCTTTTGCGTGGCAGACTAGGCAAAGGTTATTTGGAAAAGTCTCATAAAGTCTGTGAATTGTGATTCCGCAATTTTGACAATCTAGGAAATCGCTCATTTGCTCTCTCCCTTGTATGGCTCGTGGGGTAGTCGCCCATCTTTGGCGACTCTGCACTTTGCCTCTTCTAGGGCGTCTTTCTTGCTGTACCCGTAGAAAGTCATCTCGCTTTCTTCCTCTCCCACAAACGCGTTCACCTGCCAGCCCTTTGCATACGGTTGGCAAGACTTTATCTTGAAGGTTGCTGTCATTGTTTCTGTGTTCATTGTTTCCTCTTTCTATTGGTTGGTTGTCTATACGGTATAGATCGAAATTGAACTTTGCGGCAGATCTTTTTTAAGCTTTAAGTTGGTTGATGGTTTCATCAAGGAAAAGCATCAAGAGTTGCCAAGTTTCGTTTTCCAAGTTGTTGTCAAAACTAGGCAAGTGCTTTGCGATTACATTAGAAATGTCTTCTGTTAGGGCTAGATGTAGTTCCTCGTGCTGTATGGCTTTCTCTGTTCTTTCGTTCATTTGCTGTTCCTTTCCTATCTGACCTCGTCAGCAACCGCCTCACGGTTGGACGCCTCACGGCGTTTCGGTCTTAGCGGTTAGATGGTGGGGTTTCATCCCATAGACGGGCGCACTCTTTACAAGTGTTGCCCTTTTTTGGGTGGACACTACGCAAGATTTCTTGCGCTGTCTTTGGCATATCTTGAGAGAGGAATCCCTCAATCTGTGTGTTGTGTTCGTCGCAAGTCCAAACACGCCCTTTGTAGTGGATTGGTGTAGTCATTTGTTGTCTCCTTCTGTTTCGTCTTGTGCTGAACATAGTTCGGGATTGTGTACGAATTCACCATAGAATCCGTCTCCATTACTGTTCAATATTGTTCCGTCTTCTTCATCGCAAATTTCACCACAAGCACCGCAAGACCAAAACTCTGGGCATTGGTGGTCTTTTTCATAAATGGCAATGTATTCGCCAAAACAGATTTGGCAGATTGCTTTTTCATTTGATGGCATTAGTTGTTCTCCTTTGTCATTGAAACGGGTGGACATTCGCAATTTTCACAAGCATTTTCAGAGCCATAAACGCCCCAATAAACCTCTTGTGATGTCTGACAGTTTGAACAGATTGCTTTGACTAACTTTGTCATTTGCAATTCCTTTCGTTTGGTTGGGATAAGTATGCCCGACTCTGCCCCATATTTCAACGCATTTAAGATCTTCAGCTGCATAACGGTTTGATAACGGGATTTGCAGAAACCTGCAAGTTACTGATCTTTTTTCCTGGTAACTTACTCACCAGTAACCTACTCACGGGTAACCGAACAACTGTTCGAGCTTAAGGGTCACAGGATAATTAGACAGATGGGCGCAGATTGTAAACGGTTTACAGATTGGGGGGATGTGTATAGGTTGCCAGAGATAGAGCCAGCCCCCCGATTCTTTTCAGACAGTTATCCACAGCCCACCGCACAGCCTGTGGACAGCTGGCAACGCGGTCGGGCGTGGCGCAGAAAGGCAGACCCCCCGTTGTTGAATTCTGTGCGGGCGGTCCCTGTACTCCCCAACAAAAAATATTTGCTAAAGTGAAGCTGATCTGGCGCCTGACCTGCAGTTATATCTACTGTGACTAACGTCACACCGCGTAAACGAGAAATGACCTAAATTTCCTGCCTTATACATAGTAAGGGGCTTTAATAGGAAAGACCCTGAGCAGTGACTAACAGTGGCCTCTGGCGAGGCCCTATGCCGAGCCCTAACTTACCCCTCAGTTCGCTTTAGGCTCCTTCGGGAGCACAGCTAAAAAATACCTGCTTAGTACTTTTTAGTAGGGATAGGACTATCGAAGCCCGATAGTCTGAAGACGAAGATGAGTCACTTACTTGGTAAGTTACAAATCTTTGTCCTAGATCTACCAATACCGACCTTGGTATAAATCACCTTCTCCTTGGTAAAATGAAGAGGCATTCCGGCGGATGAACTACAAGTTCATCTAGTAGACGATATCTCGTCAACCCAAAACTTTTAGGAGATTACGTGGCTGATAATTCAGCAGATATTGCTAAGCGTATTATCCTTGGCTGTGTAGCAGAAGGTATGACTATTGACGCCGCCTGTGGCAGCGCCGGTAAGTCCATCAAGACCTATGAGTACTACCGCCGTACAGATAAAATATTTGCAGACAAGGTAGATAGAACCCGCCTTGGTCTCAAGGATAAGAACTTCCAGGACGGCGACGTCCACGACATATCCTTTGCAGACTTTCGCCAGAAGTTCCTACACTCTAAGACCTTCCCACATCAGCAGAACTTAGTAGATGTCATTGAAGGCAGAGATCCTGGGTGGTTACACCCCAGTATGAAATTTGAGCCAGGGTTAGCCGCAAACCGCGTCCTGATAAATATTCCGCCAAACCACGCCAAGTCAATTACGATTACCGTTGACTATGTGACGTGGCAGGTATGTAGGAATCCTAACTTTCGAGTACTGATAGTCTCACAGACACAGCAACTCGCCGCAGACTTTCTATACGCTATCAAGCAGCGTCTGACCCACCCGATGTACCAAGAGCTGCAGACGGCCTATGCCGCCGGTGTCGGCTTTAATTCTAAGTCTGCTTCGTGGCAGGCCACCCGCGTTACCTTTGGTGATGAACTCCGTGAGTCATCTGAAAAGGATCCGAACATTGAGGCCGTCGGTATCGGCGGTCAGATTTACGGCAAGCGTGCCGATATGATTATTGTTGATGACGCTGTTACCTTAAAGAACGCTAATGAGTTTGAGAAACAGATACGTTGGCTAACCCAAGACGTGCGTTCCCGTCTTAACCCTACGGGTAAATTGATTATTATTGGTACACGAGTAGCCTCGGTTGACCTATACCGCGAGCTACGCTCAGAGGATAGATATCCAGGCGGTCTTGTCCCTTGGAAGTATCTGGCTATGCCAGCCCTTCTTGAGGTGGACGAAGACCCAGACAAGTGGGTTACGCTTTGGCCCGCATCTGATGCGCCCTTTGATGGACAAGAAGAATCTGACAAGAACGAGGACGGCTTCTATCCTAGATGGAATGGGCGCAACCTTTACAACGAACGCCAAGCGATGGATGCTAGTACGTGGGCTTTGGTCTACCAGCAACAAGACGTATCTGAAAACGCTGCCTTTGACCCAGTATGTGTAAAAGGCTCTATTGATGGAATGCGTAAGTCTGGCAACTTAATTGCAGGCCACCCAGGACATCCTAGAGACTTAAACGGCTTTACCTTTATCTGCGGCCTTGACCCTGCAATGATTGGTGATACTGCAGCTATCTGCTACGCCATTGACCGGTCAACGAGCAAGAGGTACATAGTAGATGCTATCAAGATTAGCC